CTAAAGCCGTTGTAGAGAGAATAGGTGAACCTTATAAAATGACTAATGATGAAGAATAATTCGCTTGGCAACTTGCGCGCGTTTCGCGCGGCGGTCGTGGCCGTAATCTTTTTATTTACACACGCCTGCACCAAAACCGCCCTCCTTCCGTCCCCTTGCGAAAGCGGACCATGTGAGGCAGTAATGTTTTTTCCCGGCGATAGGGATATAAATGGGTACTACAGTATTGAATTAGATTGGTCTAGAGAGTACCTACCCTATTTCGATGTCACTATACACGCAACTAAAGTAGATCCAGTATATAAATACAATGGGGTTGGGTCAGTATCGGCACAGTTTAATAGCGATGCTACTTGGATTTTAGAAAAATCAGGTGTAGAAGTCAATGTAGTTCAAGAAACAACAGTGTACTTTCAGGAAACACCGGCGAGATACGAGTCAAAGCGTATAGTTGGACCGTTTCCACCTCAAATGATAGGGGATACTATTAATATCAACATGGAGGTCTTTTGGGATATAGGTCAAGAATCGGTAATTAAAAGTTATTCTCAAAAATTTATTGTGAAATAGTTGATTCTTTGAAGAAAAATCATTATCTTAATTTATATATTAATAAAATATATATAAAAAGTATAAATAATAATATATAAGTATATAAATATATATAGTAAATTATAAAATTAATCTAATATGGCATTATCAGCGGAAAATATATCAAAAAATTGGGATAAACACCTTAAGATAGTCAATACATACATCACAGATCGTAAAGATCAGGTGCTATCTATGTTAAATACTATGGAGGATACCTACATAATGGCTCCTGCTAGTGGTAGAAAATGGTACCACAATGCATTTGCAGGTGGTTATGTTGATCATGTCAATAGAGTTGTAGAATATGCAGTAAAACAATCCAGATTATACGAGGAAATGGGTGGGTCTATAGATTATACCGAAGAAGAGTTAGTCTTTTCCGCACTATTTCACGATCTAGGGAAGATTGGTGATGGTGAATCACCGAACTATATACCTCAGACGGATAAATGGCGTCAAGATAAGCTATCAGAGATGTATACTTACAACCCAGACTTAGACTTTATGCTTATCCCAGACCGATCCCTGTTTATATTACAGAAATTTGGTATAAAAATCAATCAAAAAGAGTTTTTAGCTATAAGACTACACGATGGAGTGTTTGATAAGGCTAATGAAGCCTATTTCTTTAGTAACGTTGAGTCATCCAGACAAAAAACATCTATTATATCAGTACTACACGCTGCGGACTTCCTTGCATCCAAGGTAGAGTACGATATGTGGAAGAGAAACGGCGGTACTACCGTACTTAAAACGAATAAATCCAAGAGCACTACGGGAAGAACAGTGAACTCCTCGGAAAGTCTTGCGAAAACACTAAAAAACTTATAATGACAGAAATTTTTACTACTTACAACATAATAATTGCAGTATTAGTTGCCTTTCTGGCAATTATGTTCTATATTTTAAGAAACCTACTGATTAAAGTTGAAAAATACGAAGAAGTTACAGAAGATCAGACTAGATATCTTCAAAACATCTCAAACGCAATCGGTCAAGGCAAACAACACTTACAGAAGTTAGATGAAAAGGGGGTCTTTCAAAGCGACGACGAAGTTGGTGAATTTTTTAACCAAATGAAATACGTACAAGACGAGCTAGACAGGTATATGCTCCCCGAAAATTATGGCAAGGAAGAAATCAAAAGCTAACTACTTTACAACCGAGACAGAAGAGTACATAGTTAAATTTAACACATCAACAGACCAGGAATACAGAAATAACATCTTTTCTGAACACATCTACTATCCTTTCTATAAGCTAGCAGAGAATATTATACATACTTTTAAATTCTACTATACAGATGTAGATAAAATAGAGGATTTAAAGCACGAGATAGTATCGATGTTATATGAAGAGAAGATTATGAAGTTTGATTCTACTAATGGAGCAAAAGCCTACTCTTATTTCGGTACTATAGTTAAAAGATGGTTGATTAACTATAATAATAAAAACTATAAGAAGCTAAAACAGATAGGTTCCTTTGATGAAATAGAGGAAAGCTATGACCAAAATATAGATTTAGAATCTCCATCTGCTAAAACCCTAAACAACTTTATGAACTCTTGGATAGACTCTGTTTATATGAAAATAGACGAGATGTTCGTAAAAGATTCAGATATAAAAATAGCAGATGCCGTATTAACAGTGTTTAAAACAAGACACGACTTAGATATATTTAAAAAGAAAGCATTATACATCTACATTAGAGAGATGACAGACTGTGAAACACCTCAACTTACTAAAGTAATCACAGTTCTTAAAGAAGACTTTAGAGAAAACTATCAAAAGCTTTACGATCAAGGATTACTTTCAAAGAATAGTATCTAAATCTATTTATAATAAATAAAATATTATGAGTTTAGATAAAGAAATATTCAATGGAAAGACTCTATCCGATCTTTTTAGCGAAATACACGACAATTCTACTAATACAAGAGCACAGGTAAAAGCCCTTATTGGTGAATTAAAACCTTTAATAGAAAACATTGGAGATGCAACTCTTATCGTTCCTATGATTAAGGAATATATGGAGATAGGTGTAAAGAATGATGAAGCTTTAATTAAGTTAGCGACGGTAATTCAACGTATAGAAACAGCACAAGCTAAAGGAGATAGCGGTGATATGTTTGACTTCTCAGAGCTTCAAGAACTTTTAGAAGAGTCAGAACAAGCAGCAGAAGAAGTAGAGAATGTAGAGAAGACGGAGGAAGAGGATGAATAAGTTATCCACTAATTTTATACAGTCTAGTAAAGCACCTCAGAAAAAAGAAGGAACGCAGTTCTCACCAGCTAGAGTTAAAGACATTATTCTTAATGACTCTCATCCTGAGTACGAAAAACTAGGTGGCCCTAATTCTATAGGTGCAATAAAGTATGAATTAGTAGGTAAAAACACCAGCTTTGATACAACAGAAGAATTAGCAGTAGCATTCCCTATAAATAACAGTATAAGAATAACACCTCTTATAAACGAAATAGTACTTCTCACATCTGCACCTGACAACACTTTAAATAATATCAAAGGCAATAACAAAGTAACCTACTACCATACGGTTGTAGGACTCTGGAATCACCCCAACCATAACGGATCGCCCTCTTCTACTGAAGACAGTCTTAGTTTAGGAGAAGAAATAGAAGAACTTAGTGATGTAAACCCCTTATATCCTTACCCTGGTGATATAATAGTAGAAGGAAGACAAGGACAATCCATCAGGTTAACAGGTTATAAATCAAATCAAAACAGAATCACAGATGACTCTAATAACGGTAAACCTTTAACTATACTATCCAATGGTCAAAAAGAAACTGAAAACGGGTATGAGCATATTAACGAAGATATAAATTTAGACAAGTCATCGATCTATCTAACATCTGACCACATTATTCCTTTAGAGCAAGTAAGAGATAAGTATGATGCTTTAAATGAAAATCCAATAAACGCTAATTCGTATAAAGGAGCCCAAGTAATTGTAAACTCTGGAAGGCTGTTTTTTAACGCGTATGATGAAGATATAAATTTTAGTAGCAATGAAAAATTTAGTATTACTTCTAAAACTTTAGGATTAGATGCTGTTGAGTATATAGGCTTAGATGCAGAAAAAATATACCTTGGTAAATTAGCAAGAACAAATGAACAACAACCAGTAATATTGGGAGACGAACTAGAAAGCTGGCTGAAAGAAATGTCTGATATACTTATTAAAATAGGAACCGCTTTTAATTCAGCCACTACAACAAATGGAGGCTCAGTTATTAGTCTTATACAAGCCGGGCAAAGTATTATACAAACCGGACAATCGTTAGGGTCTAAAATTAACCCCGGAGGACAGTCCTTATTAAAATCTAAAAAAACATTTACTGAGTAATGCCACACGGATTAATACAGGATTTTAAAAGTCAACTACCTTTATTTGTAGCACAGCAGCTATCTAGAGTAGAAGCAGCTATATATACAAAGATCAATAGTGAAGTAGAAAAATTACGCCAGAAATTTTCAAACTCCTGCCCACCTCCGGAAGAACTAGCACAAATCTCTACATCTCTCATAACCTTAAAAAAGCTATTGGGAAGTTTCGATAAAAAAGTATCTAAGTTTAAGGAGATACCAAAGAAACTCGATAAACCTATTATAGCAGGTAAAGCTATAGTAGAGATACTTTCACATATGCCCCTGCCTTCTACTATCGGTACTCCACCAGGACCAGCCGGGGGAGTTATAGTATCCGTACCCGTAGGCGTTATACAGGCTCAATCTAACACCTTAGTGTTTGCAAGAAAAATGGTCGAAACATTAGAGACAGATAAAAAATCTTTAGCAAGTATATTTTCTAATTTAGATGGTGTATTTAACCCCCTTTTAAGTAAGGTTGAACAAATAGAGGGACTACTTCAAAGGTGTACTGAAAATCCAAACTTATCTGATGATGATAGAAGAAAAATTTTAGGAGCAGCCGGAGCATTAGAAAATGATAATACAATCAGCGATGTAAAATATATAGGCAGTAATGGGAACACCTATACTATAAAAATAATCAACTCTGAAGAAGATAGTCTTATTGCCCCTAAAAGAAGAGCAATCGCATTAGATAATAGAGGAATAACAATACTTAAAGGACCACTATCTTTTGCAGGAAACCCAGATATATTAGCAGACGAATTAAAACTTAGATTAGAAAGAATTTTAAATCCTCCTACAGAAACAGAAAATAGACTTATTATCACCACAGCACAAAAAGCAGCTATACCGGCAACATCCATTCCACCACCTGCTGAAGATACAGTAGTTAAAACAACCATGAATTTTACATATGATCTATCAGGATTAGATTTATCATTTAAGACTTTTTTAAGAGAAAAAGGATATAAAGATTATGTAAGAACAGGTCTATTCCAAAGAAAAAGAGCTAAAACAATCCAGAGAGCATCAGATAAAGAGAAGAGGGAATACAACATGTGGACAAAGCAGAAGGAGGAAACAGAGAAAGAAATACAGAGAGCACGACAGATGCTTAATAATTTAAATACATAATACTTAACGAAAAAACTTTATAACTATTTATATATATGAAACTCGATCAATTAAGAAAAATCATACGAGAAGAAGTGAGAGCAGCAGTTAAGGAGGAGTTACAAGACGTACTCACCGAAGCAGTTAAAGTTGCTAGTACTCCAAACAATCAATTTAAACCTATACCTAAAGGACAGGAAAAAAAATGGTCTGTAGGTAAGAGTGCAAGTTTAGATGAAATGTTAACAAACAGTAAACCTAAAGAGACTAACATAAAGTTCTCTAAGGATAAAAACATACAGTCTATGTTAGAGATGACTAAACAGTCAATGACTAACGAAGATTATAAACAAGTATATGCAGGAGATTCAAGCATGGTTAAAAAACCTAACTTTGCATCATCGAACGCTGCTAATATGGGAATGACAGGAACGCAACCAGGAATAGATATTTCTAAATTAGACTTTGTTAAAAAAGCTAAATCTGTTCTAGATGCTTCTTATGCAAAAGATAAACAAAAGTAGATAAATGGCTTTTAACGTAAAAAGAATAAACCCGTTAGATCTACAGCCTAGAAAAGCTGTAGGTATAGATATACCTTTATCCGGTAATACGGTGTTTAACTCTACTTACGAAACTAAGGATGCATTAAAAGCTAACTTACTTAATTACTTTTTAACTAATAAAGGAGAGAGATTTTTAAATCCAAACTTTGGATCTAACTTAAGAAACTTACTATTTGAAAATATTAATAATAGTAAATTACTAGAGATAGAAGAATTAGTCAAAGAAGATTTAAAGGTATTTTTTCCAAGAATAAAACCAACTCAATTACAACTTTCATCAGACCAGGATACAAACACAGTAGTATTTTTTTTAAAATATGCCTTGATAGATAGTAACATAAATGACGAGGTAGTAATAAATTTTGAACAATAATGGCTGAACAAAGAGAAATAAAATATATAAATAAAGAGTTTTCTGATTTTAGAACTCAATTAGTAGAGTTTGCTAAAAACTACTTTCCTGACTCATATAATGATTTTTCAGGAACCGCTCCCGGTATGATGTTTATTGAAATGGCATCCTATGTAGGAGATGTACTCTCTTTCTACCAAGACACACAGCTACAGGAAACCTTCACTACTTACGCAAAAGATCCAAAAAATCTTTTTAACCTCGCCTACATGATGGGTTACAAACCAAAAATTACAGGAGTCTCTGAAGTTGAACTAACCTTCTCTCAACTTATTAACGCAGACGGTTCTTATAACCCAGACTGGACAACAGTAGCAAGTATTAATGAAAACTCTACATACAGATCTACAGATAACTCCCAAACTTACTTTATAGTAGATAAACCAGTAGATTTTAATTTTTCTAGTTCGTACGATCCAACAGAAGTAATAATAAATGATTTAGATGGAAGTAATAACCCATCACAGTACCTAATTAGAAAAAAAGCAAAAGCATTTTCTGGAGAAATTAAATCAAAAGTTTTTACCCTTAGTAATATAGAAAAGTTTAAAACTCTATCAATTTCTGATACAAATATAATAGGTATATTAGATATTACAGATGCTGACGGAAACATATGGTACGAAGTACCTTTTTTAGGACAAGACACAGTATATAAAGACAGTAGTAATTCTACTGCAGACTCTAACCAGGTTCAATACTCACTTAGTTTAAGAAAAGTACCAAGAAGGTTTATAACTAGATTCCTATCTAACGGAGACCTTCAACTACAATTTGGTGCAGGAACTTTATCTCAAGACGACTCAGAAATACTACCTGACCCTACAACAGTTGGAAGCGCTACAAATCAAGGTATATCAAGACTAGACTACGCTTTTGACCCTTCTAACTTTCTATATAGTAAAGCATACGGTATTGCACCAACCTCTAACTTAACTGTAAGATATTTAGTAGGAGGAGGAATAAATGCTAATGTTCCCGCTAACACCATAACTCAAAAAATAACCGTAGCAGGGACAAACACAGCATCTATTACAGTTACTAATACAACCCCTGCATCTGGAGGAAGAGATAAAGACACTGTAGAAGAGTTAAGAGAGAACTCTTTACGTGCATTTAATGAGCAAAACAGAACAGTTACCCTACAAGATTATACAGTAAGGGCTCTTTCACTACCCTCTAAGTACGGTAGTATGGCTAAGGTGTATGCTACTAATGATCAACTTACTAACTCTAATCCAAGCGGTAACACTTTAAAAGAGCCTACTAGTACATCGGTAGGGATGTACGTTCTTGCTTACGACAGTAACGGAAATTTAACAACAGCATCTTCTACTTTAAAACAAAACTTAAAAACATATATATCAGAGTATGTAATGCTAACAGATAGTGTGACTATAAAAGATGCATTTATAGTTAATATAGGAGTAGAATATGAAATAGTAACTAGACCTAACTTTGCAAATAGAGACGTTTTATTAAACTGTAATTTAAAAATTCAAGAATACTTTAAGATACAGAAGAGAAATATTAACCAACCTATAAATTTATCTGATCTATACAAAGAGCTAGACAAAGTACCAGGAGTACAGACAGTACAATCTATACAGATTAATAATAAAGCAAGCGGTAATTACTCCCAATATGCTTATGACGTAAAAGGAGCTACTAAAAACAACGTAGTCTACCCGTCGTATGACCCTTGTATTTTTGAAATAAAATACCCAGAAACAGATATTAAAGGTAGAACAACATCACTATAAAATGGCAGTATATAAATTATTTCCCGACAAAGACACCTACATATTTACAGAAGTATCTATAGCTAATGCCGGGTACGATGAAATGATAGAAATAGGAGGGTACCCTGTAGTAGGAGTAGGACAAGCAGCTAGAATACTGCTACACTTCAAAGACACTGAAATAGCTAATGTAGTAGATAACAAGATAGGTAGTACAAACTTTAGTGCTAGTATAAACATAAAACTAGCATCAGCTTATGAAACACCAGCATCACACTCAGTACATGCCTACCCTATATACGAATACTGGGACGGAGGAGTAGGAAAATACGGAGATGAACCTTATGACAAATCTGGATGTACTTGGAGATATGCAGGAGCACAGAACTCTAACTCATGGACACTACCTCACAACACTGTAACAATGCCTGTAAACATTACAGGATCTTATAACTCAACACACCTAGGAGGAGGAAACTGGTACACAGGTTCTAATGGATACGACCTACATACCTCACAATCGTTCGAGCTAAATGATAATATAGATTTAAATATAGATGTTACGAACGGAGTACTTCTACACTATACAGGGTCTATAACGAATAACGGATTTATACTTAAGTTAGATGACTCCTATGAATTTAATACAACTTCATCCATAAGACATAAGTATTACAGCTCTGATACAAACACAATATATCCTCCTACTCTAGATATAAAATGGGATGATAGCTCATATGTTACAGGAAGCTTAACACTACTAGATACATCGGATGCTGTAATTAACTTAAATAACAACAAAGGAAGCTACCCAGATGTAGACAGACAGAGATTTAGACTACTAGCTAGACCTAAATACCCAACAAGGACTTACACCACAGGTTCTATATACAAAACAAATTACGCTCTACCTTCACAATCATATTGGGGACTAAGAGATGAATTTACAGAAGAAATGGTGATAGATTTTGACAACCAGTTTACAAAAATATCATGTGATAGTACAGGCCCTTACTTTGATATATACATGGACGGACTACAACCTGAAAGATACTACAGGATATTAGTAAAAACAGAATTAGATGGAGCAACAACAGTAGTTAATAATAATGACACTTTTAAGGTTGTAAGAAATGGATAATATAAGATCAAATAAAACTGTTTATAAAAAAGAAGATTTTGAAAAAGCAGTAGAAACAGAGTTTTCTACCTTTGTAGAGGAGACCACTGAAGTAGAAACAGACACAGTAGAAGAGGTTTTTCGTCTATACGATAAACTTTTTTATGAAATACCAGTAGAGGGAGGTAATAACAGCCATGAGTACATAGTAAAGAAAAGCTCAGAGCTCTACAAATTAACTACAAATACAGAAGACATACAGCCCCTATTAGATGAAATAACACAGCTTAGAGAACAGTTACTATTACTTAACCAACAACTTATAGAAGAGCGTGTAGACGCTGTAAATAATGTCGCAGATAACGTATAAAATATCAAAAGTAGATCCGATTGGATTTAAAAAACTAGATTCTACTGACAATCAGTTAATAGATTCTTTCGGTATTAATACTACGTTCAATGCAGACAGACACATTGTAGAACTACACATATACTCTCCAGACGGCCAAATATTAAATTCTGACTATAACTATAGAAATGAAAGTATTTTATTAGCAGGAGAGTCTGCAGGTAAAGAAGGAGCAAGTCAGCTTTCTTTAGATCCTCAAAAAGATGCTATATACTATAATTATGAAAATGGAGGAATAATAAATGTATATAATTTTCTAAAAGACCTATATTCCGAAACATATAAGTCTGTATCCTTCTACATTAATAAGATATCTCCTGATAGGAAAGAAGTTACCCTACTAACCACAGACCTAACTAATGATCAAGTAGTAAAATACACAGAACAAATACAAGATAAGCTAGAAAGTTTATCCTATTTTAACGAATTTAGATTAAATTTTGGCGAAAATGATTTAGCTATAGGAGTAAATATAAAGACTCAAGATTTTAGAGACTTTAAAGAAGTGGTAGTTAAACTTTATAAACCACTTTCAGAAAAGTATACTAATAAATCATTATTAAGTGTTCAAGAAATAGTATTAGATTCTGTAGGATTTCAAATCGATGCTGAGTTTACCGGAGATGAAATACAGGTACCGTATCTAAAAGGTCCTAATTTCGGGGTAGAGAACGAAAATAATAATACCCTTATACCATCTGAGTACTATAACTACAGTGAATTATTTGACTACAGCAATATTAATTCTTACAGAGAGCTTAAATCAAATTTTGAAGAAAAAGGAGTTAACTTAAGTATAGATTATACTGATTATACTGATTTTGTAAATTTTGGATCAGCTAACGAAAGACTTAGAAACTTTAAATATAAATTAGATCTGATAAGCTCTTATCAAAGTTCTATAGATAGTATAGAAAGCTCTTCAAATAATCAAGGAGGTATAACAGGTAGTAGAGCCTACTACAAAGATTTAATAGACAACATTGTAGGTAATTTTGATCACTACGATAGGCACCTTTTTTATGAAAGTGGCTCAACATCATGGCCAAAAGAAAACACAAACAGGCCGTACCTAAATACTACCAGCTCAGCAACAAGCTCGTGGTACGGTGGTCAACTAGAATCATCTTCTAATTTTGACGCTTCTAATAATAATCAACTTCTAAGCACAGTACCTAGCTACTTAAGAGACGATTCTACTAATCAGCCGTATGAAAAGTTTATACATATGGTAGGTCAACATTTTGATAACTTGTGGGTATATACAAAAGCTATTAGCGATAAGTACGATGCTGATAATAGAATTGATAAAGGAGTATCAAGAGATTTAGTAGAAGACTTATTAAAGAACTTTGGAGTTAAATTATACTCTAGCAACAGGTCTACTGAACAATTATTTAAAATATTTACAGGAGAGTTATATGATACAGGAAGTGAAAATATAAATAATTTTATTAGTGCTAGTTCCAACCCAACATCAGAGGAAAATTATAGAAAAGAGATATACAAAAGAATATATCATAATTTACCTTTAATACTAAAATCTAAAGGAACTGAAAGAGGTTTAAGAGTACTTATTAATTCTTTCGGTATACCAACCTTACATAGCTCAGGATCACACACTGGTTTAAAAGTAAGTAGCGTTGGAGGGTATAACACTACTAATAATGTAAATTTAGGACCATTTAACATATATACGTCTTCTCTGAGTAAAGTACGTGTAGACGATACTGGTAGTAATGTAGAAGGAAACACATTATCTACTTATACCTCCATAGTTAAAAGAGACGAAAAATATAACAATGATATAAACTCTACAGAGATAGGTTACTCACTTACCGACGACCTTAACACTCAGATTATAAGTAACCTTACAACAGGTGGGTTTAATATTGACGAGTACATAGGAGATCCGGCATTAGCAAGCTCCAGCAGTTATTCTAGCTTAATATCTAGTTCTATAGGAATATTAAATTCTATATCAGTAACAGGATCTAACGATTACCAAGATTTTACTAGAATATTAAAATTTTATGATAATGTAGTATTTAAGACTGTAAAAGACTTTATACCTGCTAGATCCAATATTAATACCGGTATAATAGTAAAGCCTCATTTATTAGAAAGAAATAAAGCAAAACAGGTAACTGGAACATTTTCTTTTAATGAATATTCTGGGTCTATAGCTAGCGGAAGCAGAACAGGAAGCGATGGAGCTTCTTTCGGTGGAAGAGACCAATATACGGCAGCCTATTCGGAATCTATTATGACCCCAGACGGTTTAGCTACCTATACATACCATAATCAAGAAGAACCTAAATACGATGGTGAACTATCAGGTAGTTATATAGTAGCCTCAACATCAGAGCTAAATGATGAAAATATATATAAATACGATCAGACTGGTAATGCCTTATTTAAGTATAGTTTTTTATCGGATGATTGTGGTTTTGTAATATCAGCAACACTTACTCCACCTTCTCCTTCAGTAACTCCTTCAGTAACACCGTCTATTACACCATCAGTGACTCCTTCTACCTCTACTATAACAGATTGTGGCTTTACTTTATCAGCAACACTTACTCCACCTTCTCCTTCAGTAACTCCTTCAGTAACTCCTTCTACTACACCATCAGTGACACCGACAATAACACCTTCTCCTTCACAAGCAACTGACTGTGACTTTACTATATCAGCAACACTTGTTCCACCTTCTCCTTCAGTAACTCCTTCAGTAACTCCTTCAGTTAGTACCTCAGGACCTGCTGCATCTCCTTCAACTAGCCCTGTAGTAGATCCATCACCATCCGTCACTCCTAGCGTAACTCCTAGCATTTCACCTAGTTCGATACCAGCTTCTAGTCCAGCTCCATCTACATCACCATCTGCTACTCCTAGTGTAACCCCATCA